CCAGGAGTCAAGTTTATCGACAAGATGAACTTCAAGTCGTCGATGGGAGAGCCGTACAACAAGACAAAGAAAAACTTCCTAGTAGGTGGTGAAGGTGATATGGAGTTCATTGATGAGATCAAGGAACGCATCCACTACATCGAGAACCACTACAAGGAAGGGATTCGTGCTGCTCCAGTATTTTCTGGCAAGCTCAAGGATGAAGCTCGAGCGCGAGCTAAAGTCATGGCCGGGAAGATCCGAGTTTTCACTGGTGCGCCAGCTGATTGGTGTTTTGTTGTTCGCAAGTACCTACTGACCACAGTCAAAGTGATTCAAGAACACCCATTCTTGTTCGAAGCGTCTCCTGGATGCACTGTTCAGTCACTGGAGTGGGAAACATACTATGATTTCCTCACACAGTTTGGTCTCGACCGACTCATTGCGGGTGATTACGGCAAGTTCGACAAGAAGATGGAAGCTCTGATGATTCTGATGGCCTTTTGGATTCTGGCTGAGTTGTTGAAGGCAGCTGGATGGAGCGAGGATGAGGTCATGATCATCTACTGCATTGGTGAGGACGTGGCATACTCGTACGTCAACTTCAATGGTGACCTGCTCCAGTTCTTTGGGTCCAATCCGTCGGGGCAGCCTTTAACTGTGATCATCAACTGCATTGTGAATGCGTTGTACATGCGATATGCATACGTTCAGGCACACCCTGAGCAGCAGAAATCGGTGTATGATCGAGCACGGACCTTCAAGACTAATGTGGCTCTTCTCACCTATGGCGATGACAACGCTATGGGAGTTCGTCGGGGCATTGATTGGTTCAATCATACTGTCATCCAGGAACAAATGAGACTGATTGGAGTCGAATACACCATGGCTGACAAGGAGAGTGAATCACGACCATTCATCCATATCCGTGATGTCTCGTACTTGAAACGTACATGGCGTTGGGATGAGGATATTGGTGCAGTGGTCTGTCCATTGGAAGTGAGCTCCATTCACAAGATGCTGACTGTGTGTCTTCCGTCAGATACTGAGTCAAAGGAGTTGCACATGGCCAGTGTCATGGTGTCCGCAGCCAACGAGTGGTTTTGGTACGGGCGTGAGACGTTTGAGCGTGAGCGTGCTTGGTTAGTCAAACTGGCCAAAGAGCATGATCTCACTCATGAACTCGAGTACAAGAAGCTACCGACTTGGGATGAGTTGGTAGAGCGATTTTACAATGCTTCAAAGGGCATCGAGGTCAATCGTCTCAAAGAGGGGTGTAAGAGAGAGCACCCGCGCAGCTTGCTGCCAAACTAGTCCATCCAGATGTGACGATCTGTATGTTATATGTTATGCGTTTCTGTATAAAATAAGTGTGCGTCACATGTGTAAACTCACCCTGCTCGGGGGTTCGCCTATTTAGGAGTGAGAGTTCAGAGTGCTCTAGAAACAGCGACCTTGTATATGGATTGAGTAGTCCTATATATTGTATATTTACTTGCGAACCAAAAAACAAACAAACAAACAAAAAACAACCAACCACCACTTGAGTCTCCGAAGGGATTGGAGAGACCGCCCTTCGGCAAGTCGGATTCAAGTGCAACCATTATGTGTGTTCACTGCGGAGAAGTGGCCACATATTGGTACAAAGATCAAGCTGGATGCAATGGTTGTGGTACCATTTGCAGTATTCAATCAGATGAGTACTTGCTTGCACCAGCTACCGAAGAGATGGCACAAACTATGGAACAGACTACAGGATTCATGGATGGTGCTGCCGGTACGAGTATCGGAACCGGAGCAACCCATACTGATTTTGATCTTGCTGACGCAGTTACTGATGCGGGCCTTTCGGACTACTTGAGTCGTCCGGTGCGCATTCGCTCCTTCACATGGGCATTGTCTGACCCGCGTGGGCTAGTCAACGATTTTGACCCATGGCGCTTGTTTTTCTCGGATTCTAGTATTAGGGGCAAATTGAACAATTTTGCTTTTATTCGCTGTAATCTGAAACTCAAGTTCCTAGTGAATGCTTCACCGTTCTATTATGGGTCGATACGTGCGTGCTATCAACCTATGCCGAATTTCAAAGCTTCCACTATAGTCGGTGGTGCCCAGGGAACCGAGACCAATCCAGAATTGATTCCCTACTCTCAGCAGCCGGGGGTGTGGCTAAAACCAGCACACAGTGAGGGGGCAGAATTCACATTGCCCTTTTTCTGGCCAAGGTCCTTCCTCCGTGTACAGCGTGC